TAGAAGTTTTGGGACGTTGTTTCTCTTGTACGGGAATGCATTTTTAAAGGCTGAGTATAAAGTTGATGATTTGGAAGGATTTATAGCTCTATTGCGAGACGGCAAAGTGTTATACTAAAAACTATGCTTACAGGTATTGAATCAGCACGCTTATATTTCCTTAAACCTATTGATGCTTTTAACCCTAAATACCTTGAAGAACACCCTGAAGTTATTGAAGAAGACTTAATCAAGGTTGGCACTGTATTTATTATGAATGAAGTGGCTGTTTACATGGAAGACAAAGATGTTATTGCTACTGTTGGTACTTATCCAGATTCTTGCATTATCATCACTGATTTAAGTCGAGAACGATGTATGGAAATAGCTAAAAAAGGGCAAGAAATTTATGATGAGAAGCTTAGAAGAGCTATAACACAGCCATGAGTTTAAATGTAAAAATACGCAAAAAAATAAGGAGGTTTGGAAAGCTTAGATTTTTTGGTAATGAAATGTATTCAGAAAAAGCATTGATGAGAGCGTACGAAAAGGCAAATAGAGGGAAGCGTCATTTAATGGAACGTGAGATGAATTTATATATGCAGGCTATTAAAGATGAAAGAATTAAGCCTGGCGAATCAATACTACGACTTGCTTTAAGTGATGGGCCTGTAAAGGCAGAAACGGATCAAGGCAAGGATCCGGAGATAATACCGTCATAGTACCTCGTGCCTCCCTCATTAGTAGGATCCACTTGATACACGTTCCTAGACGCTTACCTCCGGATTCTTACTTTACAATTTTACTTTCTTTGTTTCCATTTGTTTTTTGTTGTAGTATTTAAGCATGGAGAAAAAAAAGAACGGCAGACCCACAAAATATAAACCTGAATATTGTCAAAAAATGATTGAATATTTTAATATTGAACCTAATTACGTTTCAAAAATTATCACAACCGGGAAGAATGACTATAGCAAAGAGGAAGAAAAGCTGTTGCCCTCTAACCTTCCTACTTTTGAAAAATTCGCGTCATTACTTGATGTAAACACGGATACACTAGTCGAATGGTCTAAAAAACACAAAAAGTTTTCCGCCGCGTATCGAAAATGCAAAGATTTACAAAAAAATATCCTAGTAGCCAATGGACTAACGGGACTTTATCAGGGAAACTTTGCAATATTCGTTGCTACAAACTTCACTGATATGAGACACAAGAATGAAACCGATATTACCAGTGGTGGAAAACCAGTAGCCCTTCTTGGAGGCTTATCAAAGAAAAATGACTTAGAAGAAAAAGAAGAATAAGTAAGGTTTAATTGATGTTTACAATCACTACCGCATTAAAAAAGATTGCCACAATGCATAAACGAGTCCGGGCTGTGTCCGGTGGTAGCTCTGCCTCTAAAACAATATCCATTCTTATGTGGCTTATTGATTATTCACAAACTCACAAGAATGAAGTTGTGTCTGTAGTATCCGAAACACTACCGCATTTAAGAAGAGGAGCTATGCGTGACTTTTTAGCGATACTTAAAGCTCAAAACATGTTTGTAGATAAACAATGGAATGCCACAAATTCCATTTACACCTTCAAGGAAACCGGAACTATCATGGAGTTCTTCTCCGCCGATGATGCTGACAAAGTGCGTGGCCCAAGGCGTGATGTCCTTTTTTTAAATGAAGCCAATAATGTACCTCTTGAGACATATACCCAGCTTGAAATTCGTACTCGTAAGATTATTTGGCTCGACTGGAACCCAGTAGCCGAGTTCTGGTGGTACACCGATGTTGCCGGGTACACAGACCATGACTTTCTAATTCTGACTTATAAGGATAACGAAGCACTATTGCGTGGAGAAATAGAAGCATTTGAGCAACACTCTAAAAATCCTAACAAGGCTAACTGGTGGAAAGTATATGGCCTAGGCCAGCTAGGAGAGGCTACAGGGCGTATTTATACAGGATGGCAGATTATAGATGATTTACCATTTGAATGCCGTACAGAGAATTCTGGGCTCGATTTTGGCTATACAAACGACCCCTCCGCCGATGTAGATATTTATTATTACAATGGTGGTTACATTCTTGACGAGGGTTTTTATCAAAAAGGTATGACTAACAAAGCCATAGCGGACTTTTACCTATCGCGTCCACTATCGCTAGTACTAGCGGACTCTGCCGAACCCAAAAGCATTGATGAAATAAAGTTGTATGGAGTTAACATTATAGGGGCCTTGAAGGGTCAAGGTTCTGTACTGCAAGGTATCCAGTTTGTGCAGAGTCAAAAAATATCAGTCACAAAAAGATCCCTCAATATTATCAAGGAATACCGTAACTACTTGTGGGCGGTAGATCCTAAAACAAACAAGTCGCTTAATGAGCCGGTAGGAATAAACGACCATGCAATGTCAGCTATCCGCTATGGATTCTCTCGAAAGTTTATAGACATGGAAGAGGAGCCAGTGTACAACGCTCCAGATGTAGAGAAATTGCGAGAGATGGGCATAAATAACCCCTTTGGAGGGATAGAGGGTTACGCAGGAGTACCCTTCGGATTGCAAAGATAGCCAAAGAAGTTTAATATTTTGATATATGGACGAAAACATCACACCAGCACTAGCTATATCAGACCCAGAGTTACGAATTCTTGAGAATGTCGAGAATGACGCTATCGACTATCGTAAACGCAGGCATGAGGACTGGCTAGAAAATTATGCGCTATCGCGTGACAAAGTTATTATCAATAGGCTTACGCAACGTCAAACAGTCAATATTCCTTTAATCAAGTATGTTTTAAATAGTTTGCTCAAAGAGATGACAGATCCTCCACAGCTTCATTTTGCTAACTTGGATAATAATCCTCAACGCGAGCTCTTCTATAACGAACATTGGAAGGAAGTGTTTAGACGTAACAAACTGGTTATTAAAGACCATGTTGATAAAAAGCAGAATGCCATGTATGGCCGTGCTTATAAGAAGCTAAACATAGAAAAAGGGCGTGTTGTCATTTCTCTTGCGGATCCTCAAGACATGCTTATAAGCAGAATGGTAGATCCTACTGACATTGACAGTGCCCCAGACTTGATTGAATGTGGGCTATGGACACCGTTAGAAGAGATTGTAAGAAACAAGGAGTATAACCAATCAGAAGTAAAACGTTTAAAAATATCCTTTGATGAAGATACCCCAGAAGGTAAGCTTGAGGCAGACAATAACTTTCAAAAAGCATCACAAAAATCGGAACGAATGAGACTTATGGGTGTAGAGAACGTACTCGACCCGGTGCTTGGTAAGACATACATAGAACTTCACCAAGCCTTTAGATTTGAGTACGACGAAGAGATAAAAGATTCCATATTATTTAGATATATTATTGCAGTAACCAATGCAGGAATGTTCAAACTGCACAAAATATCCCTTGAAAAGCTAATTGGTGTAACCTCTGATAACTTTTGGAGAGACCACTATCCATATACCTCATGGGCGGGCGATCCTGAAGCTACAGACTGGTACAGCGATGGTGTAGTAGATATTGTTAGACCTATCAACAATGTGCTTAACGTGTGGATAAGTCAGCTTGTAGAAAACAGAACTTTACAAAACTTCTCAATGAAGTATTACGATTCTACAAATAAGGCCTTTGCACCACAGACTTTCCAGCCACAACCTTGGGCACACTTTCCAGTACCCGGAGATCCAAATAAGATCATCAAAGATGTGGAAACAGGCAATCTAAGCGGAACCCTTGAGGAAATGACCTTCTTAATTGAGATGGCCCAAAAAGCTACCGCCGCAACTAACGCAGAAGGTGGGGATACAACCACTAACGTAACGTTGGGCGATGTTAAGATGGCCTTGGCTAACGCACAAAAAAGAATCATGATGCAAAAGGTTTTCTACATAGAAGACTGGAAGGATTTGGGACTTAAATACACAAAGATGCTAGAAGCGGCAGGAGATTTAATCACACCTATGAAGATTACGAGAAAAGGCCGTATGGGATTGAAATACTACCAAAGAGTTGTAGGGCCAAACGATTGGAAATCCAAAGAAGGGTATGTAACCGAAGTTCAGATGGTTGTAGATCAGCAAGCAGAAGACGTGGAAACGATTCAGCCATTACAAGTTTTAAAAACAGACATGCCAAATAACGTTCCTTTATTGGATATTTATCATAAAAAATTGATGAGACTTTCAAAAATGACTCCTGATGAGATAGCCCAGGTTGAGGAGTTTGATAAGCAAAATAAGGCTGTAAGCCCAACTATCGACCCAGCTACCGGGCAACCAGTAGCCCAAGAAGGGCAACCTACTCAAACCGATGTAAATGCAGACGTTCCGGCGGATGCAAATACAGGAGGTATCCCACAAGTTCCGGATATAGGAGGTATGAATGGCTAATCCTTTTGATGCAGTGTTGGAAAGTAAAAATTTAAAGTATGAGGATTTAAGACCTGAAGAGAGAAGGGCCTACGACGAGGCTGGAAGTTCAAGTAACCCTATATCCCCAGAAGAGTTTTTAGAGCATGTAAAAGAAATGATTGTTAGTGTTACCTTAGAGCTTTGTGATACCCCGGATACTGCGGAATCGCAGGACAAAAACTGTAAACTTAAAGCAAGACTCAAAAATTACACTATATGGCAGGCATTCCTTGAGACCCCTATAAAAGCGAGAAAAGCTTTTGAGAAATCAATTAGAGAAGGAGCTGGGAAGAACAGTGCCGTACATTATTAGAAAATCAAAGCATGAATGGGATGGAAGACCTTATAAAATTATAAATACAGTAACTAGAAGAGTTGTAGGAAGCTCCATTACCAGAAAAAAAGCAGTAAGTTCAGTGGCCCACAGGGAAGATGCAATAAAAAATAAGGAAGAAATGAAAAAATGGTCAAAAAAGCATCTAAAAAGGTGAAATAATTGACAAAGTATTAAATTGTTATCATAATTTTAAACAATATGCTAAATATTAAAAAGTTACCTATAGAAACCCAAGCACATTTAGAAGAAATCCTAGCCAAAAACGTGGATAGTTTAACAAAGAGTGAAGTTCGCTACTTAAAGGCCCGCCAAGGGTACTTAACTAGAGATCAAAAGGACGTGTTTGCTCTTGTCTTAGATGGTCAGGTTGAGGGTAACGAGGATCCCACCGAGGATTCACACGGGAATGATGAGAAAAAAGTTATAGATCCAAAACTGTTTAAGCTTGAGATATTAAGACAAATGGCAAAGGATGCAGGAATTGAGACAAAGGAAGAGATGACTAAAAAAGAAATAGCTGATATGCTAAATGCTAGATAGCTACTAACCCCGGACAAGCCGGGACTGTTTAAGGCAAACTATGGCAAAAAAAGAAAAAACAACAATTACAAATCAAGTTACTCCACAAGAAGTTAAAGATGCAGTAGCCGCAATTGACGCAGAACTTCCAGAAAACCTCCAAGAAGAAATTGATAAAGAAAAAGAAAATGCTACTGAAGAACCGGTAGAAGTATCTGATGATGAAAAGGAAGAGGATTTTAGTGATGCTGGTGACTTAGAGGTATCCGACGAAGAAACAACTCCTGTAGTTACAGAAGAAAATCCTAAACCAGAAGTTAAAAAGCCAGTTAAAACAGAACTACCTCCTCCAGAAGTGCGCGCTAGAGAGTCTGGGCAAGAGGCTATGGTTCTAAATTCTAAAAATAAAAAGATATTGGATACGATAGAAGAAGCAAATAACATCCCGGAACCAACTATCGAAGAACTGAAGGAATATGCTGTTAAGATGGGTGCTGATTATGATGAGTTAGATACATTCTCACAGAACATGCTTAAAAAGACTTTAAAAAGTGAGAGAAAAGACGCTCTGTTGACCAATCTAGTGGCCGATGAAAGGAACATGAAAGTTTGGCAAGATAAGGTAGAAGCCTTTGCCGCCGACGAAACTACCTTGCAAGAGTACCCAGCACTAGCGGGTCACGAAGAGGACTTTGTAAAATACTGTTCAAAGAAAACCCACATAAATGCAGACTTCAACTTATTGGTTGCAGGGTTTTTATTAAAACTTCCGGAAG